AATTTCAAATGGAGTTACCACAAACTCTAAGAGAAGAAATAGACAGAATGATTAAAGATCATATTACTACTTGTGATATATGGGATAGTAAACATTTTTGTAATGCTTACTGGAATATTACACTTCATTTACAACCTTGGGAAGACTAACAATGAAACGAGGACATTATTTAAATCGTGCTGAAAAAGCATACGAAATCTTAAACAAATTCCACACTAAAATGTTTGAATTAGGTGGAGAAGAATCTGAACATTGGTCAGATGACTTTAATTGTGACGAAAGTTATCTGAGAAGAATACTTGATGGACCAATGGGAAAAGATGATGAACATTTTGTCAAACTTGAACAATTTGACAGGCAAATACATATGTGTGACCTAGAAATAAAAGACTATAAAGAGCAAATAAATTATTTAAAAGATCAAATTGCCAGAGAGAAGCAAAGAAAAGAAAATATACAAAAAGAAAAAACTGAATGTCTTGTTGAATGGAATATGGACTATAAAACAATAGAAAAAAGATTATCAGAACAATATCCTGAATTTATTTAGATATATCTGCTAAATTGAGTTTAGTCGAACCCTTTTAAGGATAAAATACTCTGTTCATCTGCAAAGTGGTCATAACAGAGAAAAGACTACTCAATGCGGGTTGGAAGTCTGTTTGGCTAATCTATACTTAAAATTAATATTTGTGCTCCTGGTTCTTCAAATTCTTTGATGAACCTTTTTTTTGCATTTAGTTGAATAACGGTGGCGTCATCTGAAATAGCTGTCATGGTTAAAGAATCAAAACATGCTCTTACTAATTTATCTAAGTCTCCTCTATTCTTAGTAATTACATGCTTAGGTGCATCTTTTCTTAGTTCACCACTAGCTAAATAATGATATTGAGGCCTTGATAAACGAAAACAAATGTGGACTTCACAAGGTCCAGTTATCATTTCTTTATTAGCTTTTTTGATTTCTTTTTCTATTAAATCCCGCCATGGCTTCAATCTTTTACAACTTTCAATCATTCTTCCTCTGCCGAGGTAGACTTTACTTCCTTGCGGTGCAGGATCTAACCCTTTGACATCTATATAAATTTTTTGAACCATGAGTTTTATACCTGAAAAAACACCTTTTGTTAGTTTGCCAACCGCTTTAAAAGGTAGAATAGACCCTTATGAATTAGCTGTACTTTGGGTTTTACAAAGTTACTATCCGAATATTTGGCCTTCCTATGCAACAATAGCGAAAGATGCAAAAATAGGTCGAAATAAAGTTGTTAAAGTAATTAAATCATTGTGTAAAAATGGTTGGTTAGAAAAAATTGGTAGAGTTGATGATTCTGGACAGGCAACAAATGCTTATAGAGTAACAGTTTGGCATGAATTAAAAGTAGCTCCGCCTTCTAGTGAGTCTCTTAGAAATACCACTACCCACCCAGAACTGCAAAATCCTAGTAAACAACCGCAGTATTTTTCAGATACTAGTATTTCTCAGATACCAGACCAGTCTTCCTCAGATACTGGGGGTGGTATCTCAGAGATACACGAACTAAAACAAATAAAACTAAAACAAATAACTAAAACAAATAATATATATACTGATGAATTTAATGATTTTTGGAATCAATACCAGAAAATTAAAAAAAGAGCCAGTGGTCAATCTAAAAAATTAACCTATCAGCACTATAAAAAGCTATCTAAAAAAATACAAAGCCAGTTAAAGCAAGCTTTATTAAGAGCTATAGCAGATCAGAACAAAATCGAAAAAGATGGTGGTTTTGTTACTTGTTTTCCAAATGCGTTTAAATGGTTACGTGATGGTTACTATGAAGCATTTCTTTATGTTCAAAAACCTAAAAGCAAGTTAAAATTAGAGTCCAGGAATAATATTCCATTCTAAAAACCCGCACCATGACTTTTTTTAAAAGATCTTCTATAGATAGAGATATTACTTTCAGAGTTCCAGATTACAATTGTTTT